GCAGGTTGATGTCGATGAAGCTCTCGAAGCTGATCCGCTCCGCCGGGGTCGGCGGCATGAAGCTCAGGTCGAAGGTCAGATGCCCGCTGGCGAGTTCCGTCGGCGGGTTCTTCGCCGGGTCGTAGGTGCAGCTTCCATCGATCAGCGCGCCGCGCCCGACCAGCGTGCGGATGAAGGCATTGACCGATCCGCGAATGTCATCGATCAGCGCGTCATTGATCGGGCGGTCGATGAATTGCAGCATGGCGTATTCGACCGACTCGTGCAGCACATCGGCGGTGCGGCGCACGTTGATGAAGTTCTTCGGGTGGGACACAGAGGGCCACGCCGCGCTGCGGTTGCCCCACACGCGGTAGCCGGTGCCGAAGCTGTTGAATACCGTCACGATGCCCGCCTCGTTGAGCGCATTGGCCTCGCTGTTGGGGTCGTTGACGCGCGCGGTGATCGGGCGCTCGACGCCAACGATGCCGGAAATCTCGTGGTTCGACGGGCTCCACCAGTAGCCCTGCTCCATATCGGTCTTGCACATCACGCCCGCGAGCCGCGCGGAGAAAGGCTCCAGCCGCTCGCTGTTGGTGCGTGGGTCATAGACCTTCAAGTGCGGATAGCACAGCACCGCGCGCGGGGTGCTGGTGTTGAAGTTGATCGTGCCCGAGGTGCCGCGCCCTTGAATTGCTTGCTGCACGGTCAGGCCCGCCGGTGCGTCGATCAGCGCCACGGCGCGCAGCTTGTCGGCCATCGCGATCAGCTCGGTCGTGACCGCATTGAGGGTGGCATAGCCGGGCGCGATCAGGATTTTCGCGTTGAAGCCGAAGAGCGAATAGGTGTCATCCAGCGCCTTGAGCCCCGTGCGCGCGCCCGAAGCCGTCACCGTGCCGATGATGTCCGAGGCGGCAATCGGCGTCTTGCCCGACTCTCCGGTCACGGTGTGGACATTTGGGTCGAACACGTTGACCACGATCACCGTGCCCGCGCCGTGGTCGAAGATCGCATCGAGCGCTTGCGGGATGGAGTGCCCAGCGCTCGCGGCGTCGCTGATGGAGCCGAACTGCGCGGCGTCCTTTTCCGACAGCACGATGGTCGGGGTGTTGATGGGGCCGGTTGGCGCGGTGCCGATCAGGCCCACCACCGCCGTCTTGACCTGGCGAATCGGGCGCGGTCCTTTGTCGATCTCGATCGTCTCGACGCCGTGCAAAAAGTTGGCGGGCATGGGTCACTCTCCTTTCTTGGGCTTGGGTGCGGCGGGCGCGGGTGCGGGTTCGACCGTGGTCAAGCGCCCGAGCGCCTTGAGCGTCTCCACCACGTCGCAGTCGGGCAGCTCGATCTGCCCTCCGGGGGTCAGGATCACGTCACGGCCACCCGCGAGCGTGAAGCTCGTCAGCGGGCCGGTGTAGGTGTACATCGCCATCATTCATCTCCTTCAAAAGTCACGCGTGTCAGCAACGGCCCGCCGTCGTAGTCCAAATCGGGCGCGAGCGGCACCAGCGTCTGCCAGCGCGTCGCCAGCACCCAGGTGTCGGCTTCGCCGTCCGCCAGCCGGGCCGACAAGAGCTTGAGCGGCGTGCAGCCCGGCGCGGGCTTGTAGGAATGCAGCGCGCGGCGCGCGGCTTCGAACAAATCCCACACCCCGGCGCCGTCGCGCAGGGAGCGGGCAAACAGCACCATCTCGATGCTCACTGCCGCACCCTGCACCGACGCGCCCACATCCTCCACGCCGCCCGCTGATAGTTCGGTGAGCGTCACCACCGCCGCGCCCTTGGCATGGCTGAAGCGGTAGCCCCGGCTGGGGAGTGCCTCGACCGGCAGGGGCGCGAGCGCTGCTTTCAGCCGCTCGGCAATGGCGGTTTCGATCGCAAGCAGCATCAGTAGCCCCCCGTCGCATCGCGGCCCATCTGGCGCGGGCTGCCCACGCTGGCTGCGGCAAGGCTCAACTGCGGCTGCTCAGGGTCGGGCAGGTCGGCAGGCAGCCCCAGCGCCACCACGCCTTTGGCGAGGTGTTCCAGCAGTCGCCGCGCATCCTCATAGCGGCGGCGCGCATCCTCGATGTCGCCCATGCGGCGCAAGGACAGCAGCCGGTACACCGCGATGTCGCATGCAATCCGTGCAAGCAGGGCTGGCACGGTCGGCAACGGTAGCCGGTAGCGCGCGGCCAGATAGCCGTCGATCTCCAAGCTCGCGTCCGCGAGCGCCTGCGCGATCTGCGGGTCATCGCCGAAGCCGTCGCGGTCGCGGTCGGTCAGCTCGATGAGCCGGTCCGCCCCAAAGCGCAGCGCGAGATCGTCCGGCGTGGCATACGACATACCATCACTCCACCCCGGTCACCACCAGCGCCGGGTCGGACTTGAGCAGCTCGACCTGCCAGCGCTCGGCCTCGACGATGACGGGCTCCCGACCAAAAGGCCCCAGCCCCGCCCGGTAGCGGCGCAGCGTGGCACCCGCGGCGGATGCGTGCGCTGGGCTGACGCACACCGACACGCGCGTGCGCTGCGGCGGCGCCTCGGCCGTGGTAGCGGGCTTTTTGCTAGTGGCCATCGCCTAATCCCCCCGTCACACCAGCCACGGCGAGACGATCACGTCCACCACGCCGAAGTTGACGTTGGATGCGCCGGAGGCGTCGCGCTCGGCCTTGACCAGGGCGAAGGCCGCGGCGCGCAGCGACGGCGGCACCACCAGCACGGTCGGCTTGATGCCCAGGGGGCGTCCGCCGTCGGCCTTGAGCGACTGCATGGCGGCGATCGCGGCGTTGAAGTTGGCCGCGTCCAGCGGCGCCTGCGATTTGTAGGCCATCTGCCAAAAGCCCAGACCCGCGTTGCAGCGATAGCGGATGCCGTAGCGGTATTCGTCGCGCATGAACACCGCCTCATCCTGGGTGGAGGTCAGCGCCTCCAGCTCCGGCGTGGTGCGCTCTTGGAAGATCAGCGGCTTGAGCGCGCGGCTGGTGTCGAGCAGATACCAGGCGTCGCCCGTGCCCGCTTGCACGTTGCTGACCGTCGTTGCCGTGCCGGTGCCATCGACATTGGGATAGACCGGATGGTCGGTGTCGAAGAAGAACTGCCCGTCGTAGCAGGTGGTGGTGTGCGCGGTCTTGAGCAGGCCGAAGACGAGCTGGTCCGGGTGGGTGGCGGCGGTGCGGCCCATCTCGGCAAACAGCGGGGTGTAGATGCCCACGTTGTCATCTTCGATGTCGGTGCGCTTGACCGCGACCGTGCCCTCGTAGAGTCGGTTCTGGATCTGGTACGCCTGCGCGGCCATGTCTTTGAGCACGCGGTCGCCCACCCATTCGCGCAAGGTGGGGAACTGGCCCAGCCAGCCGTAGGTATTGGATGCCGAAGACGACGGCACCCGGGTGGCGACCTTGGCCCAATCGGTGGGCGTGGCGGTCAGGGAGTCCTGAAACGCTTTGGAAAACCCGGTGCGCAGGCTGGTGATGAGGGCGGGGGTGATGATGGCCATGTGTTACTCCTTGATGGATTGCTTGGCTTGGGCGAAAGCCTCCTCGGTCATGCCGAGCAGCTTCGCGGCGAGGCGGTCTTCGTCGGTGAGGATCACATCGCCGTGCGCAGATTCGGTGCGACGATGCGCGCCCTCGGTCACGATCTCGGGCGCGGCGGCGACGAAGGCGCGAAAACCCTCAAGGTCGCGGCTGGCGTAGGCCAGCGCCCAATCGCGCATGCCGGGGCTGACCTTGCGCGCGCTCATGGCGGCTTCCACTGCCGCCTCGGCCTCGCGCCGAGCCAGGTCGGCCTGAAGCGCGGCGAGCTGGTCGGCCACCTGTTTGTGCAGGGCGATGGGCACATACTGGGCCGGGTCTGGCTGGCGGGCATGGGCCGCCTCGGCCGCCTCGATCTTGTCGAGCAGGCGCTGGCAGGCGGCGGCTGCCTCGTCCTCGGTGCAGTCGGCAGGCACGCCCAGCAGGGCGGCGATCTTCTCGGGTAGCTTCATGGCATGGCTCTCCTTTCGTGAGGCGGCGGCTTGCAAATAGAGGTTGGGGTTGTGCGTCAGCCCCGCGCCGGACAGCGCCACCACCCGGCCGTCCTTGGCCTGGTAGCGAAACACCGGCGAGAGGTAGCGGTATTCCTTATTGAGTAGCAGCTCGGCGGCGCGCGGCGTCCACTCCACCCGCGCCCAGATGCCGTCCGCGCGCGCCTGCAATTCCTTGATCCACCCGGCGGCGGGCACGGGACCGGCCTTTTCATCGGCGGTCAGGCTCTGGTGGTCATAGTCGATGGGCAGATCAGCCCCGTTGGCGGCGAAGGAGTCCAGCACAGCCTGAGCGTCCAGCGTGTACGGCCCGCGCCCGTCGCGCCCGGAAAAAGTCCCCGCCGGGATGAGATGCACCCACTCCGGCGGGGTGAAGGACGCAGCGTCGGCGTCGGCAGGAGACAACGGGATGGAAACCGCGTGGCGCGCAAGCCGCAGCACCGGGCTGTTGCCGTGGGCAGAGACGGGGCGTGTGGGCGGGTTGCGCATGACCGGCATCGTCGGCCAAGCGGGGTGATTCGGGCACCGCGAAAGCGTTCAGCCGGGGCGGCTGGGCTGGGATGGGCGGTTCGGCCCGCCAAAACAGGCCAGCAGAGCCGTTGCCCGCCGTTGCCTAGGCCCCTAGAAGCGTTTGGATGGGGTAGGGTAGCTTCGCGGGCAAAAAACGCGCCAGGGGCGATTCTGGCGCGTCGGGGGTTTGAGGGTGAAAGTTCAGTTCAGCGTCGGCTCGAAGCGGGCGGCGGCGCGGGCGGTGGCGATGCGCTCGTGAATCATCGAGCAAAAGGCCGCCAGCTCCTCCGGCGCGACCTCCAGCCGCTGGCAACTCGCGGCCAGCGTGGCGAGCAGGGCAACGGCCTTTTCGGCGTCGCAGAGGGCGTTTTCCGCATCCTCGGGCAGAACGAAGGCGCTCATTGCACACCCCCTTCCAGCGTGGCCTGCCAGTTGCCCAGGAAGCGCTGCCCGGCCTCGTCGAGCGTGTGCTCCAGGCGCTTGTTGGCGGCGCTGGCGCAGTATTTCTGCGTGAGCATCTCGATGTCGCGCGCGATGTGGCGCTGCGCCACCCGATGGAGCAGCTCCGGCGTGGTGAGGTCTGCGCCCGCGTTGGGGGTGAAGCGGTAGGTGCCGTGGGTCAGGCGGCTCACCGTGCCCGCGCTGATGCCCAGGGCTTTGCCGATGTCGCGCAGCGAATGGCCTTCGGCAAAGAGCATCAGCGCCTTGA